ACTTAATTAAACGTTCACTTGTTTCTTTGTTAATTTGTGCTGATGGATTTGAAACCTTTGCACAAAACGCAATAAGGTCCTGTACATTTTCTAATCCTTCTTCTTTCCATTCTTGTGTTGGTTGTGTATAACTTACAAGTCGAACGGCCATTCTTTTTCTCCTCCTTTTAAAATTTCTAATCTTTCGGTCAAAAAACTTATTGTAGTATGAATATGACCTGTGTCGTGATCTTGTATTAATGTTTTGTAATATTCTATTTCTTCTTCTAGCACATTTATACGCACTAGGTCATTTATTAACTTTTTACTAGTCGCCTGTTCCCGGCTTTTCACTGAAATGTTCTTCATATTTGTTAGGCACTCCTTCCCATTCTTTTGCATCCTCTGGTGCTACACCTTTTTCAGTAATAACTGGCCACAGGTTAGAATATTTTCTATTCACGTCTTCCCATTTAATTAATTCGTCCGGTGAAAATCCACTTTCAGGTAAAATAGCATCTACTGGACATTCAGGTTCGCATACTCCACAGTCGATACATTCATCAGGATTTATTACTAACATGTTTTCGCCTTCGTAAAAACAATCAACTGGACAAACTTCTACACAATCCATGTGTTTACATTTAATACAATCGCCGTTTACTAAGTATGACATTATAATCTCGCTAATCTAATAAGCGTTGCCGCTAAATTAATTTCTGGGTCTACAACTAGTGTATGATCTACAAGTCCTTGTTTAATAACTAATACTGCTTGGTCTTGTTTTTCGTCATCACCAAACAATTCAATGTTATCATACAACCAACGATAGATCTCTTCCATTTCTTCTGGTCGAACTGCGCCACATAAAAGTTTACGTGCTTCTTGAATCTTACCTGCCTTAAATAATTCAACCATTTCAAGTTTCCAATCAGCTTCGCCTGTATCACCTTCGTTGGGTCTAAGCAAGCTGTTGTCTTGTACATTCATTTGTACTGTATTAATACACTTACGCAAATCAGGATACGTTGCTTTAACATAAGTGTCAAGTGTGTCCAAGTCTGGAGTTACACCTTCTGTAATAAGAATCTCTGCAACCCTTGCTGTAAATTCTGTTTGGTCAATCTTAGCAATATGAAAGCCTTGACATCTTGAATGTAGTGCAGGAATAATTCTGTTAGGATAGTTACAAGTTAAAATAAACCTACTAGTAGTATGATACTCTTCCATTACACCACGTAGTGCCGCTTGTGCGTTTGGCGACAAGTAATCAGCCTCATCAAGTAGTACAACCTTAAAGTCACCAAATGGAATCATTTGTACAAAGTTTACAATCTTGTCACGTACATCATCTACACTATTTGTACGACTTGCGTTAATTTCTAGTATGTCTAACGGATTAAGATCTAATTCATTAAACAATAATTTAGCAAGTGTTGTCTTACCAATACCTGCGTTACCACTAAACAGCAAATGCGGAATAGTTTTTTCTTTAACCCAATTTTTTACTTGGTTACGTTGTGCATCATCTCGAAACACATACCCATCTACTGTATTAGGGCGATATTTTTCTACCCATAAGTCTTTCATTCTTTACCTTCCTCCGCTTTCTTATTACGTCTACCATAAAAACTAGATTTTGTTACAAGGTTTTCTGTTCTAGCACCAGGAGGACATAAAGTAATTTTTCCACCATTTTTTAAATATTTTTCTAATGCCTTTTCGTATTCTGTTTGATCTTTTGGTAGTGGATTCATGATATCTCTCTTTGGTTAAGTTTAATTATTATAACATTTTTAGAAGTTTTTGTCAAGCAAATCATTTTTTTAAATTTAATTCTTTGTATGCCATTTGAATTGCTTTACTTTGATAGTAAGAATCTGCTAATGCGTTGTGTAAATCATTTTGTATAAGTTTACGTGGATCTTGTTGACAACACCCAAAAAGTGTTCTAGAATCTCTTATAATCCAAAAGTTCCAAGGAATTGGTGTTTTAGCTTGGCGGAATAGGTCTTCCATAATGGTATAGTCAAAACCGTATCCTTGTCCCCATAATGTATCAACACCAACAACAAACTTTTTAATTTTAGTTAATGCTTCTTCTACTGTAATGCAGTTTTTTTGGTCAAACGCTTCTTCCATAATCTTTGGATCTTGTTTGCTCCACCATGCAATAGTGTCATCACTTACAGTTCGGCCTAACCGATCTTGGTCGTCGATACTTATTTTGAAGTACATTTCTGAATGTGGTTCAGAATCATCTAAGGGATTAAATTTTACTGCACCTAAACTTAGTACAGTTGATTGTGGTCTAGTATCAATAGTTTCTAGATCTATAGTTGCATGTATCAAACTTTAACTCCTACTGTTTAGCATACATTATAACGTATTAAACAGAAAAAGTCAAGGATTATTTTGTCTATATTTTAGGTATTTTGTCCAAAGTTCCCAAGTAACAAGAAGAATAATACCACCTAAAAAAGTTCCAAGTAATATACCCATTATTCCAATATAGAATAGATATGTAAAAATAGTAACTGCTAGCCAATCAATTGGCTTGAATAATCCCATATATTTCTTCCCAGCTATTAGCTCTTGTTACACCTTCATGTACAAAGTCTTTGTTGTACTCATGCGTAATTAGGATAGGCTTATGGCCTGCTTTGAGACCTGCAATACAGTTAGCAGGTTTATCTTCAATCCACCAATGGCCTGGCTCCCACTTTTTTAAGTGTTCGTCTTTATCGGCACCTGTAGCAATACAAGTACATTCTAAAATTACTTCATTACCAAATACTTGTGCTAGATTATATCTTCGAATATCTCCAGCACATACATCTTCACTTTGACTAGTAAGACACTCAACAATATAACCTTCTCTGCCAAGTTTATCAATCCACTCAACTGCTCCTTCCATAGGTTTTAGATAACCCATCCAAGCACTTTCGTTAAATCTTTCTACAAGGTCATCTGCGAGATCTTGTTCTAAGCCATATCTTGTTGATTGCTTATATACATTTGGAGTTTTTACAGTGTAACCTTTAGAAGCCATCCAACTACTAAATGCAGGCTCCCATTTAAGAAGCACACCGTCTACGTCAGTTAAAATTGGTAACAAATTAAATATCGCCCTCTTGTCTATTTTCTGAATAGTAAGGATCGAATGATCCTCCTGGGTAACGCTTTTCTAATTTTTTAACATTTTCAGCAATAACATCATTAGGATCAATACCTAACGCACTACAACTATTCATCCAGTACCACATAATATCGCCAAGCTCTCGCATAGCATGATATTGTGTATCTTCGTCCATAGGCTTGCCTTGGAATACACACTTCTTAATAATTTCCATAAACTCGCCACCTTCAGCACTAATGCCAATAGCACCAGTCATTAGTTGCGCCATGTTTACTTTCATTTTGCTTTCAGTTGTTTCAATGTCAACTATGCGATTATACATCTGCATACTTGATAGTGATTCGTTGCTGGTTACTTCTCGTACAAAATCTTTATATTTGTTTAGGTCTACTTGAGACATTTATTTTCCTACTCTATGAATTAATGAAACTTTGTGGATCGATGGTAGCGTGTTCACCATCTCTGTATTCTGCGCCTATTGTTACTTCTTCTGGCTTATCCTCTGAATATGCCAGTACGCTTTCTGATTCAATCATACGCAATTCTATTTTGCTTTGATCAGACAATTCAACTTTTAGACCACGTGTCCAACGACCGTGTTCAATTAAGATCCAGTGTCCTACTTCGTAGTCGTCTTTGTTCAACGGTCCTTTGGAATATACCTTACCCCAACGTGGATAAATGCCTCGAGTAGTACCATTATCATCGTTAATAATTAGACCGCTTTTTGTTTTTTGTTCTCCAAAGTACATATCTGTAACTAGTACTCTGTTGCCTACTGCTCGGACACCGTTTTCACTTTTGACTGCATTAATATTTAAAGCCATTTACTATTCACCTTTTGCTACAAAGTTACCATCATCATCCTCAACCCATTCATCTTCTATTTTAGGTTTAGATGTTGTACGTGCTTTCGTCTTTGGTGCTTCTGCTATTACTGTTTCTTCAACAGGTGCAGAACGTTTTGTTTCCATTTCATCTGGGTTACCAGGATTATCCTGATAGTATTTAGACATTACATCTTCACGTTTCTTAATGATTTTGCCACCTGGGCCTAATTCATCACCACGTGCATTTACTCTTGCATTACCTACTGCTGGAGTAAGTTCATTTCTTTGGCGAAGTAAATCCATATCAACTGCTTTACCTTGCATTGATTGGTATTGTTTTCTACCGGTTTGTTTCATGGGCATAATTATATCTCCTAGTTATATTAGTACTTATCTCAAGAACTCTCGCCAATCCAGGTCATATTGGATTGAATTTACTTTGTGTACGCCTATTAAGTATAACACATACGATGCTACAGAGCTACCTCTGCCTACACCCCATACAATATCGTTTTCACGCATAAAGTCTACAAGATAGATCATGTAACGTAATAAGTTATGCATATCACGTTGCTTGTATTGTTCCATTTCTTCCCATATGCGATCTTGTACGTGTTGTTCGCAAGGTGTTTCTGCTTTGCCTAGCACATACTCATATACATTAATGTCTTTGTATTTGGCTGGCATAAACCATTCACTTTGTAACGCTCCGTCGAATGTCTTTTCGTCTACATCTAACGGAATATATTTTTGTAGTTTATCTAAACCTTGTTCTTCCATAGCAGAATTAAACTTGTCTATCTCGTCGTTTGCATCACACAATACCACATGGACTTTATCTGCATGACCACTATAGATCATATCAACTAAGTCTTTATTTGTAAATCGCGGGATTCCGAGAGAGTCTGTTTTCATAAGCATACATGTATTTTAACTTACTTTTATCAGTTTGTCAAGAGAATTATCATCATTATCGATAGATTTAACCATCTCTTTTTGTTTTCTAATAAAAAGTTCTTCTTTGAATTGATTAAGGATAGTACCAATTTGTATTTGTACTTCAGGATTACGTGTTTGCCAGTACTTTCTACTTAGTTCTGCAACCTTTTGTTCAACTTCTAAATCGTTTAGATCGTTAATATTATCAACTAAAGGATTAAACATGTTTTACGTATATAGTCCGTGGTATTGTGCAAATACAACGCTACCACCATCGTGTGTCCAAAAGTCAACAATTAGTGGATTTGTGTCACTTGATACAGTAAATGTACCTGGCCAATCTGCAGCATATTTAAGACCACCACCGTTAGCAACTGCCCATGTAATCTGTCTTGAAGATCCATCTGAAGTAAGTTGTAATCTAATTTTACCAACTTTTTCACTTGCAGGCCAGTCAGCTAATGTTAATGTAACATCTGCTCCAACTTGAATAATCTGATAGTGTCCGTTTACAAAACTTATATTCATCGATGAAGTAGTATTGATACTAGGATAAAGTTCTTCAGTAGTGGCAATTAAAGAAGCACTTTTAACAACAGTTCCTGCAAAGTCGTTTTCAGCATTTAGTTTTGCAGTACTAGTCTGCAATGTACTGATTTCAGTTTTTGCTGTTGCTAAACTGTTTTTAATTGTTGTAAAGTTATCACGAAAGCCTTGACTATCGTTGTCTTGTCCTGCTACTGGAAAATTTCCATCTACGTCTGTTGAGTTAATACCACTTGCCATATAAGTCTCCTATATACTATTTATCGTTGTTAAACATTATATTCATAATTTCCGAATACAATATATTGCTCATTTGAGTTGCCTGTAGTGCTGTCAATCACGTATCTGTCTATATCTAACTGGAAATCTGTAAAGTTAAACTTACTAAATTCAATACTATTTTTTATGCCATCAGCAGTTCCAGGCTTACAGAACACTAGCGGTACTGCTAATACGTACCCTAATTCTTTAGGTGTATTTCCTTGTGGAGTACGCATCCATAGCGGTAAGAAATTTTTCTCTGTTTCTCCTAAAGATAAAATTGCCTCTCTCATATGATCTATACTACTAATATAACGTTTATTATCAGTTAATGAATCTATTGTAATAACATCGCTATCTATTTTAACTGTTGTAGGGTAAGTAGGATCAAACTGTTTTGATTGAATAGTTCCTTTTTCAAAAGCAACTTCTACTTTTTGTGTTCTTGTTTCTACTTCTATTGAGTTTGTAATGTTATATTTGTATAAACCTAATCTACCATGTACTACTACCCCTGCATGGAATTTGTTCTTTAATATTTTAGAACGTCCATAAATGTCTAATACACTTAGATCATATGCTGCTTCAGCACCATTTGGTGTTTGTAATTGAGTATCAGCTGTAATGCTATTTTTTGATCTTATATCTACAGTTTTTCTAGCAACACCTTTAGAATTTTTATAAGGATCTAATATCTCTAAATAAACAACTTCGTAAACAACATTGTTACTTCCAGGGTTTTTTGCTACTGCTGTTTTTAATTGACCAAATCTAAATGTCTTACGTTTGTGATTTTTTGCACTTGCTGCTACATATTCAGAAATATCTCTACTTTCAATACCTGCGTATGCTAACATTTTTATTTGTGTTTGTAATCCAAAGTTTTTATCATTAGGTCTATATATAATATCCGATGGAAAAATTTCTGCATTGTTTATAAAATCTCTATACTTGTTTCTTAATGTATTTTTTAACAAAGGCTTCATATATAAATTACTGTATAATTTGTTATCAGGGTCAGAAACTGCAATTTTAAATTCTTGTTCAATTGCACTAAAACCAAATTGGTCTCTTGCTTTAATTTTAAATTTATACTGTCTGTCAATTGATGTAGTATTATTATCAAACTTTAATTCTGCATTATCAAAAATAGTCATGCCCGGATTCAATGCCGAACCAAAGTTATTTATTTTTCCAACAATTTCTCCATCAAATTTTAATTCTAATCCTGGAGGAAGTGTACCACTTTCTAATGAATATAATAAAACAGCATTTGGTACTGTTGTTGATGCTTTTACAGATAATGTGCTTATATAGTTACTATTAATTGATCCTAAATCTGCAGCTGTAAGCCAAGAAATAGTACTGTCAATTTCACCTAAAATATTTACTGTAAATTGTTTACTACTTTCAGCAAGTTCACCCTCACCACTTGTTGCTCTTACTGCTTTAATAGTAAAACTATATGGCTTTGTTACTGCAGGCTGGTAAGGTACGTAGCCACCTATTTCACCGGTTGTTGTATCTAACGCTAATCCTGGTGGTAATGTGCCTGATTCTAAAGTATATACAACAACTCCAGATAATGTATTACTATCTATTATGTCTAGTTGCATTGTAATATAGTTATTTGCTCTTTTATAGCCTAAGTCTGCAGGTGTAAGCCAAATAGGAACACGTATATGCGAATTGTCTGCTCTAAATATACCAGTACCAATTTGCATAATTGTATTGTCTGATCTTAGGTAATCATCACCAACAACATATATTCTAAATGTTCTTCTGTTAATAGTATCACCGTCTGAAACACTAACAGTAAATTCGTAATATCTATTTAATTTTTTTGGTGAACGTGTTGGTATTGCTAAATCATATGTTGTAGTATCATAAAAGAAACTTTCAAATCCATTGCTTGATCTAATACCAAAGTCAAAGCCTGCGGCTTGATCTGCGTCATACGCTGATGTATCGTATTCGCCACTACCTGTTTCTTTTGTAATTGCAAGTATAGGATCAACAATACCTATAATGCGTCCGTCGGTTGTTAGTGTTAAACCTGGTGGTAATGCTCCATCACCGGATCCTATAAAGTAATCTAAAACTTGTCCTGAACTTATATCACTATCTATTGCACTTAACTGGAAATTTACAGGTTGGTTATCAATTATAAAATATGTTTGATTATTACCTATAGCAAGTAAGTCTGCTGGAGTTACCCATTCAGGACTATCAGGACCTATTACTTTAATTATAAGTGTGCGGTCTGATATTTCTTCACCGTTTTGAGCTCTAAGTACAAATTGAAAATCTGTGTCTCTTGCAACTTCTAAAGGTGTACCAACTAAGTTACTATTTTGTAATCTTACACCAGGCGGCAATGAACCGCTAATTAATTTTATTGTACCTATAAAGTTTTGTATAGGTAAAGGCAAATCTATTGTAATACGTTCTTGTAAAGTTGCTATACGTCTACCACTTTGTATTGTCCAGCCTGTTGTACCTTCGAACGTTGTAGGTGATGTAATAATAGAAGTAGTACTAGGATAGTTTCCTACTGTATTTGATACTGATAATTTGCTAATATTAATAGCCATATGAATTACTCCTATATAGCATATTTATCGCTTTGGCTTATGCAAACGAACCGTAGTTAGAAGTTATTGCTTCAGGTAATGCAAATGTACCATAATCGACATCTATGAATACAGCTAAAAGCTCTATCATTGATGTTGCATTAGATGTTATTGAGCCAAAATCTGAACCTGCAACTAGTGTGTCTATTGTTCTAATATCTACGCCATGTACTAGTCCTGTTAAATTTCCAACAAAAGAACTAGCTGTGATTGTATTCGCATTATTTACATTTTTATCATTTACGTCTAAATTTGCTAGTAGTTTAGGAGCAGGATCTTGTAATAATAAATCAGTTCCTATTACACGTATGCTAATATCATTGCCTTGAACACTAGTTTGTATATTTTGTCCGCCTAGTATACTGTATGTACCATCACTACTAATATTAAGTGTACCTGTGTCAGTAGGTAATGTAAGTGAACTTAAAGATGCACTTGCATTAAGTGTTACTGTATCTGCTGTTGTGCTTACAGTTACATTATTACCAGCTTTAATTTTTTTAAATTGAAGTGTGTCGCCGTCTTTACTTGCAAAAATTCCTATTGCATCTGTATCACCGATGTTTGTTGCTAAAGTATTGTCAACTGTCCTATCATTTAATTCTGAAAAGTTATTGTTTACTTTTGCAAATGCTACTCTTAGATCGTCACCAGTACCATCGTTTGCTGCACTTCCTAAATTAATTTGCTGTATTGCCATTGTGTGCTCCTCGTATATTATTTAGTGTAAATCTACCCAGGTACTATTTGCATGTCCTTGGAATTTGTTAGTATCTGTATTATAAATAATCATTCCATTTGTAGCACTAAGCGAATCACGCTGGGCTTGTGTATAACCTGTTGCTTTAAAAATTTTAGATGATACTTGTTCTGAAGCAGTTACATTTGTAGTGCCTATGTCCGAAGCATTTTGTACGCTACCACCTGTAAGGTCTAAATTATCACCACTAGGTAATTCTTTAATTTTGTTTTCGTCGCTTGTATCAACTATTAATGGGAATCTATTAGCCATTTTGTTTCCTCTGTTTTATTACTATTACTGGGCAGTTAGCAAAGGTTGCCATTATACTCTACCTACCACTGCTTCAACTGTACCACGTGTTTCGTCTAATTTGTCTGCAACTGCTTTACCAATTACTGTTCCTACTTTAGGATCATTATCTACAATAGCATGTCCTTCTATTGCACTTGAAACTAGTAAGTCACCTTTGCGTACTTGTCCAAGTACCTTAACTGGCACACGACCTTGCAATGCAACACATATTTTAATACCAGGACAATCTGCATTCATTGTGTATGCTGGATTTGTACTTACAACTCCTGCAACTCTGCGTGAACCTTTTTCAGTAATTGTTGTTACTTCTTTATCACCGCCAAATATCAATACAGTGCCTGCTTCATACTCTTTATCACCTTCATAGTACTCTGCTAAGTCAGCATATGTTGCTTGGAATGTTGAACCACTTGTTAGTGTCCAATCACCTGTGATTGTACCTGCGGATGAATTACTACCTGTTGTAATATTTGTAGTATATACGTTATTCCATATTTTTCCAGTGCCACCTAATGTTCTATTGCTTCCAGTTGCATCTGGTAAAATATTACTGTGTACATCTGCGCCAAATATTACTTGGTCTGTAGCTGTATCACCTAATGTTGTATTACCACTGACAGTTAGATTATCATTTATATAAACTTTACCTGAACCATTTGCTGTAAGTGTTAAATCTGTATTTGTACTACTTGATTCAATACTGTTAACATCTAAACTATCTGAAATAGTAACAATGCCAGTGCCGTTTCCACTTAGGGTTAAATCTGTATTAGTTGATAAACTTGTTAAAGCATTAGTAGCAACACCTGTGTTACTTGTTGTAGCTCTAACTGCTCCACCAGTAACGTGTGTAATGATGTTTGCACCACCTGCACTAAATCCTGTGCCAGCGCCTAAACCAATACCTGTACCTGTTGCATCTTTCTCATCTGGTGCTTCAATAAACGAAGTATATGTCCAACGAGATGCAATAGCACTTTCTTCAGCACTGCCTCCTGCACCTCCAGTTGTTCCAAATGTACTTGCATTATGGAAACTACTTTCAGAGTATGCACCAATTTCACCAACTCTAACTGCACCACCGGTTTCAATTGTTGGAAGACTTGCACCTGTAGAAGTTAATATTACGCCACCGCCTGGTGTCTTTAATCTTAAAGAAGTACCATCAACATCTGCAACAACATAGGTTATATCACCACCTAGTATAAGTGCAGTACCTGCAATGTTACCACTTGTATCTCTTTTTACAATACTGTTTCCTGAGAACGCTGTACTAATATCTGTAACGCCATATGCACCAGTTGCTGTTTGTGTAAGAGCATTACCGTCATCTGCAACATCACCTATTGTGTTAGTAAAGTCGCCATCTGCTAATCCTAATCCTTGAGAAACAACAGTTGCAAAACTTACTTCTCCTGCTACTCCGTTACCATTTGCTGAACGTCCTATTACAGAGCCGCCAACTCCTGTTGTGGCTCCTGAAAGTGTTTGAAAAGCTCTATATGGTAAAGCTCTATCAGCTAAACTAATATATCCAGAACGTGTAAGACTGTTTGAAGTAACTGTAACACTTAAACTTGCTGGAGTTCCGTATACCCCTGCTGTTAATGTTGCTTTAGAAATATCTGATGTTCCGTCTGCTACCCATGTATCTGAAGTTCTAATTACAACAGTTGCTGAACTAGATACTGTGTTAACAACAACACCTTCTTGACCACCGTCTTGTAAAAGTTTATCACCTGCTGTAGCACTTATTGCACCACTTAACACTACTGATATATCTTCAGCAAAACTGTCATCTTCAAATACTGCAAGTCCTCTATAACCTTGTCCTTGATCTGAACTATCTAAGCCAAACAATGTACTACTATCTGCTTTTGTTGAAGCTCTGTTGAATAATGTTTTACTTTGTGCTATACCTGCACCCGAGTTCACATCAGCATTTTTAATACTATCTGCTGTAAGTTGTATGTTTACGTTTCTAGTTGAATTTGTTCTTGTAACAGTTACGTCTACATCACTATAAGTTGAATCGCCTGCACTTCCTGTTTTTAACAATGGTGCGTTAATGTATTCGTCAACGTTGGCTTCATATACTGTAGTAGCTTGTGTAACCGGAGCACTTTCATCTACTGTAACTGTTGTACCTGTAGTAAATGTTCCACTTCCTGGTGTATATGTAATTTCATTAACTGAACCATAAATCTCATCTGTGTAAGCTGTAACTTCAACAACAACTCCTGTTGTTGCTCCTTGTTCAATTGTATCACCTACATTGAATGGACCGTTGCTTATACTTGCTGTGTCAACAATAATTTTCTTTTTACCACTAGCAACAAACATGTCATTGCCGGCTGTAGAATCAATATCAACGTTTCTTAAATTTGCTAATTCGTCAAACGCCTTATCGTTATCATCAACATAGTTTTTATTTGTACCGTCTGATCCTGAAGTTGGATTTGCTACGTTTTCTAATGTATTGCTACCTAAGTTTAGGTTACCTTCCATATTGGGTATACCGTCTAGTGTAAGNACACCTGGGCCAATTCTTGCACCACCTGTAAGTTGAGGTCCTGTTCTACCGTAACCTAATCTTTTACTAATGTATGCATCAACTGCTTTTTCCGTTGGTACTGCTTGACCACTTAGATCAGCAAAACTATCATCTGAACTAAATTCGTTAACAGTAACACCACGTTTAAATCCTAAACTGTTTGCATTTGAAATACCAATTTCGCCTGCAAAACTAATATCACCTGTTGACTGATCGACACTAAAGAATTTACCAACTCTAAAGAATCCATCGTTATCAGAACTAATAAAGAACACTCGTCCTTTACGTCTTTCCCAAACTTGTCCTTTTACACTATCGTTAGAATCAACATAGAAGTCTGCTTTGGCATTTGCTCCACCTACTGGATCACCAAATAATACTTTAGGATAGTTACTGTCGTTAAATCCGCCTGTACCAATTTGTGTAAAGTCGTGTCCTGTTGCTCGTAATAATGAAATTGCTACAGTAATTTCAGCTGTTGCACCTTGTGGAAGTGCTCCATAAAAGTTTTTATCTAATGTACTACTTAATGCAGCTGATATACCTGCACTACTTGCAGGAACATTAATATCAGTACTTGCAACATCAGTAAACTGAATGTAATGTCTGTCTGCTTCATCTAATGTCCAATAACCATCTGAGCCGCTGTGTGTAGTAAAAGTAGCACCATCTAAAAATGCTGTTTGTCCAGTATCTGTGTATAAGTCAAATGTGTTAGTTGCTACATTACCTGCGTATAGAGTTAAGCCATTTACCTGAGTCATACCTTTGTTGTTAAAGATTGTAATTGCTTGCCCGTTACTTAACCCGTGACTTGAACTTGTTACAGTAAGTTTAGTTACTAACCCTACTACAGTTTTTGCAATAGCAGTGATTGTTTCTTCACCTTTTTGACTTGCATCGTTAGCACCATATTTTGTTATGCGGTGTGTTTTACCACCGTATGTAAATATCATACCACCAGCATATCCTGCGTCACCTGGTGCTCGTAATGTCTGTACAGTTCCGTCTATAAATAATCTTGTTGCTAAAGAACTGTTTTCTATTCTATTAACAGCAACTTTTGTATCACCACTTGCTGAACCATAACCACCAGTTAGATTAGTTTTCTTAACTGATATTTCAACGTCATTATAATCAGTATCAAAAGTTGTTAAAATACTATTCTCATCAACTGAATCTATCACTTGGTTAAATGTATCTTTTGTACTAAATGAAATACTTCTATAAGTTTCTGTATCACTTTCATCAAAGTTAATAGCAGTAGAAGGTCTTGTAACTAATCCTCCAGGATCAGCTACATTATCAAATACAAAATTAGAACTATCTCTATATTCAATTAAAGTATTGTGTGTTATTGTGTCTGCAATATCAGCATCGAAATCATCTGCAAAAGTTTTATCTTCAATAATTTCAAATCTGTAAACATTGTTTGTACCATTACTTGAAGCTGCTGTTGTACCAAAAATTGTTGCCGCATCTACAGTTAAATTACTTGTTGCTACAGGTATATTTGAATTTAAAACTGTAAGTGTATCAGTAGTTGCATATCCTGAACCAACAGTGTTAAGTGCAACTGTTGCTGCATTTGGATTACCATTTGTAAAAGTAATGTTTAAAGTACAACCTGTACCGCCACTTGCTGCACCTTGTGTTGCAATTCCTGTGTAAGTTGTTGTTGCTACACCTGATACATTATTAACTGTAACACTACCTGCATCTAATGTTGCAATACCAGTGTTAACTACGTCTGTACCTGCTTCACCTAAAGTACCATCTGAATCTGAGTCACTAAGTGCTGTTACACGAGATATTTTATATCTCTTTTGGCCAATTACGCCACCGTGATCAACAACAATGACTGAGTTGTTTTTGGGTTTAAATGCTGCATCGTAGGCAGTTATTGTTGTTAGGTCTGTAGCATTAGTGTATGTAGCTGTTGTAAATGCTTTCAACGGCTGTGACATATTTTCTTCTAATGTAACTTGATCTGGAATTTCGTTAGGGTTAGCACCTTCTGCAACTAGTCCAAAGTTTCCGTAACCATTAGAACAGTTAAGAGCTCTAATTTCCGAACCGTTGTTACTATACATTGACGCTTGGTTATAGTATGTGAATGTTGAAACTTGTTCTGAGAACGCAGAGTTGTTAGCAATTAGACCGTAACCTAAATCGTTAATTTGTGTAAAGTCGTTTGCTAAAATAGATCTGTTACCAGCTGTTTGTATAAAGATATCTTTTGCAATATCGCTACCCGTATAATTATATCCATTACCATTATTAGATGTAGAGTCTAAATATAATCTTGCCCATCCATTTGCAGAATCATAATCTGAAATAGCATTAACTTGATAACGTTGTCCTTCTATATAAAATGGTGCTGGTAATTGTGGAGCTCTTAATCTTAACCCTTGACCAACTGCACTTTGTACCCAAATACTAAATGCACTTACTTTACCGCTTTGACTTCCTGGTATACTTGCACTTGCACCTGGATCAATTGTCAACGGTACACTACAAGGTAAGTTTCCAACAAACGCATCTACATACATTCCGCCAGCAAATGTTTTCTTGTTTTCACTTTTAGAAAAACTAGAAGCAGTTTGAATATACGGAGACTTAGTAAGAATTTGTCCTGCTGGATCAAGCACACACATAAATCCGCCGTGCCCTTGACACGTAACGTTTCTAATAATTGTAGCATCGTCCATAAGGAACATATCCATTTGGTCGTTTCGTTTAGGAGGGTTATAACTTGCATTAAATGCAAACAATATTAGGTTAACAAGTGTATTTGCAATTATTGCTGTACCAACTTTATCACCAACTGTTTCAGCGTCTGCATCAGCACCTAATGTTAAGTCTTGTGTTAATGCTGAACCTCTTATAGTTAAACTGCTTACGTTTGCACGTATAACTGCCTGTGCTAGTGTAGAAATATATCCTATTGCAGCTGCTGTTTCTGTTTCTTGACCTGCAACTGACCCTGCGTAATATTCACCTTGTGCTTCTAAACTAAATTCGCTTCCGCCATTTGTTAAATCTTTTACAAGTGCATCAACAATTAGACCTGTATCTCTTTCACACTTGGATTGGATATAGCTATGTGATGGATAAGTTGCAGTAATGAATTCTATAACTTCTTGTACAATCCATTTTTTGTTTAGTTTTAATATGCTTGCAGCTTTTTTATGCTTACCTGGATTAACTGGCTTAGTTCCTGTAGCACTTACTTCTGTAGGGTCTAACAAATAATGATAACCAAAGTAACCTTGTGTTTCTCCTACTTGGTTAGTAAATGCAGTACCTGCTGTCGCAAGAGTAAGGCCATCAAATGTAGCATCTCTAAAGAAATAAGTGTCTGCATATTTTGATTGTGATACACGATTTTTTGGACGTATAATTACTCGTCTAAATTCATCACCTTTTAATGAACAGTTTCTAGAAAGTCTAATTGGAAAGTCTTCTTCATATATTCCAGACTCTACCATAATTGTTACTTGTTTTGCTTTAACAATATTAGCATAAATTAATTCTTCGCCTGTAACAAATTCAATTGGCTCTAACAAATTCATTGTAATCGCTACACGACCTGATATAGGTGAGTTATTAGTAACTTCAATGATCTGTCCTAATGCACCAGATATTTTACCACGTACAACTTTACCTGGTATAACATCTAAGTTTGTTGGATTTGTTTGATCAAGAAAGGATGCAGGTGAACCAGATGTTGCACCAGCGTCAATTATTAATTGATATCTCTTACCATAAACTATTCCAGTACCAGCATCAATACCGCTTGTAATAATTGTTGTTAAAAGTGTGAATAAGTTTTCTACTGATGCTTGTTGTGTTAACCCAGCCGCTGCACCGTCAATTACTTGTTCTTCTTTATCCTGATATCTTATACCTATGTATGAAGGATACCCTGCTCCAGATTCATCAACAAAGTTTCCAAAAGAGCTGTTGTCATATGGAGTTGTTAATAGTGCATCTGTATAAAGTTCTAATTCATTTGTAGCAAGTCCTGTTGCTTTAACATATACAATTACTTTTTGTATTTGTGTCATGCCAGGAGATGCAGAAGCATCTGTATTTAAATGGAATTGTATTCTATTTCCGTCAACTAACCCGTGAGCACCTGATGTTGTAACTTTTGCAACAGGAGTAGCAGAACCGTTTACTTTAGTAATAGCACTAATTTGTTTTTGTTGGTGATAAACTTGTTCTAATTGACTATCGGTTAAATCTTTAACAAAGTTATATAATGCTAACGTTTGTGTTTGTTGTGTAGTAATTGCCTTACGTCCACTTGATGAACTAAAATATCTTTCTGCGCCTAATCTTGTTAGATAGTTTGCATTGTCACCACGTTGTATATCTAATGATACAGCCTGTAATACTAATTGTAAGTCAAGTTCGCAACGTTCAATACCGTATGCAAAATCAGGATACGTAAAATTGATAAAGCCTGTTGCTTCTTTAATAATATAATCTTTGTTTGCAGTAATAATCTGTGCAGCTCTAACATTGGCTGCTACAGGACTTTCAACACCTACTGTAAATGTTTCAGCGGCGCTTGCACCACCATTGTAAGTCATTGTCTGTCTATAAGGACCTAATTCAAAAGCGGCCGTTTTTATTTGTTCTTCTGCTCTAGCGGCTGCTGCATTAACTGTTTTAAACGCATAGGTATAACTTGTTCCTTCTTTACCTGATGGAACACCAAACATTGCATCATCACCTTTTGTACTAACAAATAATACTTCAGGTGAACTATAAGCAGTGTTGTCTACATAATATTTTGATGCGGCTTGTAAATCTTCTTCACCATTAGGAGATCCATCTCCTGCTAGTTCCCCTGGATGATCATTTAAATAAAGAGCACCAGTCATTGTGTCACCTTGACGTCTTACAATGCTTTCTCTAGGAAGTGCAACATTACTTAAAAAGTTTCCTGCTAGTGTTGAATCATAAAATGCATCAACAATAGTGTGAGAATCATCTGCAGCAATAGTGCCTGTGATATTAATTTTGTTTGTTTGTGCTACAGACTCGTCATCATTAGTTGCAAATGCTTTGTTTGTTTCAGAGAATAAACTTAATTGATCATCAGTTGTATATCTAATATAGTAAGTTGTGTCTGTAACAAGATTAGTTGGATCTGTATCTTCAGCAGTAAATTTAAATGCTAATCCGTTGTCACCACTGTCAAACCCATGTGCTGTAATTTGTAGGTTTCCATTAACATATTGTTCTATTGTTTTTGTATATTGGGTAACTGTTGAAGGTTCTGATGCAACTCTAAGCTCAGGGCTAGATGTAATATATCTTTGATCAGCATATCCTCTTGTTATAACAAGGTCGTCAACATTGTATCTATCATTACCAACAAGGCCTTGTTGGTCACTTAATGAATCTGCTTTGGATTGACTTATTCCAACACCACCAATTGCTTTACCTGCGGCATCTAAGTGTCCGCCAAGTTTTGGATTTGTATCTAATAATATTTGTGTTTTGTTTATTTTAAAAATAACTTTACCAGCAACAGAAGATGTATCAAACCCAATAGTATCTTCAAATTCAGGTCCTGATCCTAAAGCACTATTAGAAGCAAGTTCTAAGTTAAGTAGGTTTGTACCTGTAGAGTCTGAACCAAGTATTGTTCCAGGAGTAAGCGTACTTGGTGTGTCTGATAAACTCTTAAATGTTATCGAACCACCTAGTCCAAATACTGCATACAGTTCTGTAAAGTTTTCATTGGTTTTCTTAAACGACTCGCGAATACTATCGCCGGTACCGTCGTTACCCTCTACACCAATATTAATATCTTGCTTAGCCATTTATTACTCCGTTATATTGCTGGTTCTGTCAATTTGTCCATATCAAAATTTACACTAACGCCACATCCACAACTGCTTTTTGCGTTAGGATTTATAAGTTCAAACATAGATCCCATTATATCTTTTTTATAATCTACTGTAGTTCCGAACAAGAACATCATACTTGCTGCACCTACAATAAATGTAGCGTCTTTTGTAGCGTAGATCAATTGATCATCATCTGCTAATTCGTCAGCAGTAGCGTATGTTCCCCATTCATATTCAAACCCGGCACATCCTCCGCCTTTCATGTTTAGCGTAACTGCATAAACATTATTCTCATTACAAACAGTATCTATGTGCTGTTTTGCGGCGTCTGTAAGTGTACATATGTCCATAGGAACTCCTTATTACTGTTATTTATCAATGTGTTTTGTAATCTTAATGTAAATATAGTTATGTTCATAGAAGAATACAAGCAGAAGAACCGATACGAAAGACCTAGCAAAACAGGCAAGATACACACGTATTATCGTGATGTAACTATGGTTGTTTTAAGGTGCGATAATTGTGATGCAGAATTTACTAGAAATCGCGGAAGTATGGATCCAAACAGACTAAGCAATAATTACTTTCACGTATGTAAGAACTGTGATAGTAAGAAATTTGCACAAAAGAAGGGTGTGGAACGTAAACAAGTATGGAATCTAAGTGCTAGTAGTAACTTGCCTATTGGCAAACTTTAGCCTTTTTTCCAAATAGTCCATGCACCGTATGCAATAGCCGCATATGCCGCTAGTTTAGCAAATGGTCCTGCTATAAGAACAATTACACCAACTGCAATTAAAACTCCGCCATCCCAAGATGTACGCTCTTCAAGTCTACTGTTTATCCATTTTTTAATCATTTCTAGCATTCCTTATCTGAGTTGCTATTGAACCTTCAACTCTTGATATTTTACGTTCTAGTACGGTGATCGCCGCACGTTGTTTACGGATCTGGTCTTCTAAACTTTGTACATACCGTTGTGTAGGAATTTGGTTCTCAGCACCATCTTCACTTACCATTACTAAATGGTCAACTCCCTGTCCTTTTAGTCCGCCTGTTACCCTATTTGGGTTCTTATTAGATACTGACTGATTCGGGCTGGGATTGTTCCTGCCGTACATTTTGTTTAGATAACTCATATTGTTTCTCCGTATTGTATTTATATAGAGCGATACTTGCTAAGTTCTTACACTTGCTCTCGCACATAATATCTGCATAGTCTAAGAAGCTTAATGCCCAATCATTAACAAGTTGATTAGGATAGTAATCACTATGGGCTCGTAGTTTGCCTTTTTTATGTCCTGCTTCTAGTAGTGCTGGAAAGTTAGGTATTGTGTCGTGTGCAAAGCCTTCAGGCAAATGCTCAGTCCTGCTATAAGAATAATGTATTGCAGGTCGAACGCCACGCCAGCTATCTATTACGCGAGCAAATCTATCGTCGGTGGGCTGTATGTATTCACCTTCACGGCACCAGTGATGGTGTATGTCAAGTACGAGGGCACAGGTGTCAACAAGTTCGAGGCTGTGTTCGAGTCCCCATTTGTTTTCGTCGTTTTCGATTGTAATACAGTTTCTCGCCTCCGGAGATAATCTTGTGTTAACTGCGTGTTTGATACCGGCTGGACCTTTCCTACCGGATATGTGGACATTGCACTTAAAGTCTTGGAATGTCTGGCCGAAGCCCATCCATCTGATGCAATCAACATGATATTCAAACTCCTCTATAGATCTTTCGACGATGTCATCGTTGTCACTGGCCAGTACTGTAAATTGACCGGGATGCATCGATAGACGCACATTGAGGGCTCTTGCTGTTGCACCAACTTCTGCGAACGCTCTTTCACAGTATGCACGTACATCAGGTAACTGCCAATAATAGCACCACTCATGCTGGGTATAAACAGGAAGAACATCACTACCCAGTCGTACCATTCTAAGTTCATTAGGTAAGCTACCGACATATTC